CAACGAACTGGTTTGACAAACGAAGGAAGACTTGCTGGTGCTCGTCAAGCAGGGTCTAACACTAGGGCTATGTTAATGGCATCTGGTGTCCCAGAAGATATGATTGACCAAATTTTGGATTATGCAAATGCCAACGTTCAGTACCAGAAGAAAACTGGCAAAACAACTATGTATGATCCGTCTAAAAAATCAGACCGTCAAATCATGGGTATTGAAAAGAATTTTGCAACACAAGCTGAAGAAACAGCCCGTGTTAAGGAAGGACGTGATGAGAATTACTACAAACGCCAAGCAGATAACTTAGCCCAATTTGAAAAGAATACTCAAGCAGTTACTAGGGCACTTGGGCAACTAGAAGAAACTTTAAGCGGCCTTGTAGGAGCAAACATATCCTCACGAGGAAGCATCCTACGAAAAGCTGGTGGAGCAGCATTAATGGCTGGAGGAGCCTTGTTTGCTCCCGCAACTGGTGGAGCAAGCCTTGGTCTTAGTATGCTTGGCGCCACGCTTATGGGCGACCCACCTGAAAAAGGCGTAAAGCAAGGTGGAAGTGCAAAAGTTCCAATGGGTTATGGAAGTCCTGCAAAACGTGTAAGTCTTGGTGAACTATCAAACTCTCCAAGTTTTAGAACGTTAAACTCTACTTTTAGAGATCGTTTGTTGCGCATGTTTGCAGATAATCCTAACGTTGGTTTAGGTGTTGGTAGTCGTTCGGAATCTGAACAAAGGCAATTGTTCTTTAGCCGTTACAAAAAAGTAACGGATGGTTCTGCTGGTGATGTTGAATATAACGGAGAACAGTACAAACATATTTCAGGAGCACCTGCTGCTCCTCCCGGAAGGTCTATGCACGAAATTGGTTTGGCTGCAGACTTGGTTGGAGACCTTGATTGGGTTCAAGAAAATGCATCCAAGTATGGACTAAAAACATTTGGAAAAAACTTGGGAGAACCATGGCACATTCAACCAGCGGAACTTCCAGACTCTAGATGGGAATATGAAAAACAAGGTTCTAAATGGGGTCAACCTGCTGGCACTTCTAAAGGTTCAGTAAAGCTAGACCCAGCTACTGGAACACCTGTAGGTGGTTATGTTGTAGGCGATAAATTCTTTGCAAAGTATTCTCCAAGTGGTCATGGTGGTGCTGAGACTTTCAATCAAGTAAGTATTAGTGATATTGTTTCTGGACCAGGAAACTTTAACTTTGACAAAATGGATGGGGCTGCTAGTTCTGGCGTTGTAAGTAAAGCGGCTTATGGAGAAAGTTCCGCAAAGAGTCCGCAAGGTGCTGGAACAACACCTGGTGGGGCGATGGACCCAGCAGAAATTGCCCAACTACTAAGCCGTCGTGGTTTCAAAGGTAAAGACATTACAAACATGCTTGCTATTTCTTGGCGTGAATCAAGGTGGCGACCTGGTGTTCTTGCAGACGACTCTGACGATTTGTCCTACGGACTATTTCAAATAAATATGAAGGATGATAAGTCTGTTGGTTTAGACCCAATTAAACGCAGACAACAATTTGGTATTTCAAAAAACGAAGATCTGTACGACCCTAAATTAAATATTAAAGCTGCACGAATTTTATTTGGTGGTGGAAACTATTCTCCATGGAATAAAGAAGGAAACCCAATGGCGGGAACAGCAGAAATTATGCCTAAAGCCCAAGCCATTACTCGCCAATTAGGTCTTGACCAAGGTGACCCTATTGTAAACGAACCTACTCGTAACGGTACAACTGTACAAGTTGCTGGTGGTACTAGTGTTACAATTGCTCCGAACATATATGTGACCTCCACTGGAAACAACCCGTCAGACGCAAGACGTATGGCTGAAGAGATAGCCCGATTACTGGATAACGATCTTAAACGAGAATTGTTGAGGACAACCTAATGGCTGTGAGTCGTGAAGAACAAATAGAAGCACAACTAAAAAGAAACCGTAACAGGGTAGGAGTTGCCGCCCCAACACAAGTGTTTAATGATGCTCAAACTTCTTACTACAAAGAAGGGAACTTAGAATCTCCAACTACTCGTTTGCAGGACAATCCTAATTTTATTTTTCCTGGACCAACCACACGAGCAATGGGTGTTCAGCCCTACAAACCTGTTCGTGGGTACATTCGTAGATTAAATGAATTTTATAGTCGTATGGGGGAAGGAGCAAGCGACATACAAGGTCGTCGTTGTAACTTTCAGTTTCAACCAGAAACTATTGTTCGTAGTGTAAGTAGTAATAGCTACGATACTCAATATTTCTTTAACCAACAAGCTTCCCAATTAACTGTACCCATCCCCGGCCAATCCACCTACGGTTTAAAGCTTTTGTTTAATCGTGAAGCAGAAGTAGCTTCTGGGTACTACATGTCTAGGGGTCAAAAAGTAAAAGGCAAAAGTTTTTCTTCTATTTATGATCCGTTATTAGAGACATCCGAAGATATAGCTGACCTAATTGAAGGAGATTTTGATCAATCTTGGGTTACTAAAATTGGTGTTCTTGCTGACATTATGGTTTTGGATGGAGTTATTGGTCAAGGTATAAGTAAAGAAACTTTAACTACTATCAAAAAAATTGCCGAATCAAATGCACAAAACCCAACTGAACCAGTTGAGGGAGAAGAAAACAATGCTGATGAACAAGACAAGGATGCGACATTGGCAGCTGAAGCTGCATCTTATTGGTTAGACGATACTAGAAATAATGCAAATTTAGGTAACCAAGCTTTTCTGGTGCCAACTCCAGTTCGTATTGTGTTATCTAACCTTATGATTATTGAAGGTTTTGTATTGTCAAGCAGCGTAAACTTTCATAAATTTTCTAAAAAGTTTGTTCCAACACAGGCAACTGTAGAACTAAGTGTGCAAGCTTTATATATTGGTTTTGCTAAAAAAACAACTATTCTTACGCAAGACCCGTCGCTTACTGAATCTGGATCGGCTCCTGATGAAAAAACAAAAACAGAAGCTGACATAGCAGTAGAAAAAGCAACTTTAGATGGTGTTAAGTCTTTTTATAAATCCGTGTCTCATCATAAAGGTGGCAAGGATTTACTAAACTATATACTTAAAACGGACCCGCAACAAAGTTTTAATTTTACGTTACGCTTAAGTGAAGCAGGTTTCAATTACAGAATTAATACATTGTCAAAAGCTGGCGGAGGTGAGCCATCTTTTCACTGGACAGGAACAATTTCAATGTATTGGGATTCATACGTATCTGGAGCAAGTAATTCAAGACAACCAACTAGGACTTCGGCTACTGGAGGAACCTTAACTAAAGGGTATCCTGCTGGGTTTGAACAATGGGGGACAATTAGTAACCCGTTAGTTATAGCAACAGGAGCTGGTCAAATATACGAAGATCTTCCTAACGCAGTATCTTTACTTGATGATGACATAGACCACATTATTGGAGATAATGATTCTGATGCATTTGGTCTTAGTGCTCAAGAAGAGGCAAAATGGGACATGAATCTTCCTGCTGCAATTAATCCGCGACCCTTTGAACAAGACAAATTTAGAGTGCAGTTAGAAATTAAAATCACTCTTCAACGATTTGGTGTTTCTTACCCAGTTGGACAAAGAATAGTTTACAATGAAGTTTCAGCTTGTGGAGATGACGTTTTATTTAAAAAATTAAGTTTTGCTGCAACATCGCAAACATGACAATTAATTCTTTATCTCGTTACACCACAGAGGTGGCTAATGACGGAACTGTTGTTGCTGTGCGTAAACAATATTCTGAGATACCTATTCAAATATACATTGTGAAGCCCGGCGATACTTTTGAAAACTTGGCAGCCAAAATATATGGAGATAGTTCTCAACATTGGAGATTATTAGATTTAAATCCGCAAATAGATTTTACATTTGATCTAAAAGCAAATGACCGTATTCGCGTGCCTCTATGATTTTTACAAATGCAGCAATTGACAATCCACTGGTAAACGTAGATGTTATAGGTGGGACTGTACCAACTACTCAAATAGGAAATGTTGAACTTACTTTTTCTGAAAATAAACATGACATTGCTACTATCACGTACGGCGGATTTCCAGGAATTGCAGTAACCGCTTATAAAGGATTACCAGTACGTATTACTCTAGGTAACAACGAAGCAAACATAATTGAGTTTATTGGTTATGTTGCATATGTTGAAATTGAAGCACAAACAAGAATGGGAATAGTAAATGATTCTTTAATTCAAATGGCCAAAGTTGTTTGTTTTGGAAGTAGTTACGAAATGAAACCTATTAGAAACACAACATATGCCAATAAAACAATAAAACAATTAGTAGAAATACTTGCTGCTAAATACAATTTTTCATATTCTGTGCCAAATAATAAATACATATTTTCGTTAATATCTCAACAAGGAATAAGCGATTGGGAATTGTTGGTAAATACTGCAAATAAGATAGGTTATTCGGTGACGGCTAATGGCACACACATATCCGTATATGATCCCTTTTCGTCATATGTAAAAACTGCTCCAATAACTACATTGCGAACTTTAAGGTCTGATTCAGGAATAGAAAAACGTCCTGGAAACATATATCAACTTAATGGTTTTTTTGGAGATACGACTCCACAAGGGGCAGCTGCTAACTGGGTTTTAAAATCATTAGACAACTTAGGAAAAGAATCTAAGTACACATCGTCACAAGATAGACCTAGCGGGCTTGGTTCCCAGGTTGAAAATAGGTTTACTCATGAAGTAACGATTAACACAACTTCAAAAGATGCATTGGAACAATTTGTTAAAAAATATACAAGAGATTCATATGGAATGACAGCCATTGTTAGCGTTGTCGGCATCTCTACGGCAATGCCTGGTCGTCTTGCTTTTATAGATTCATATAATTCAGAGTTTGACGGGTATTGGTTAATTGAAGAAGCAACCCATCATGTAAACGAAAAACACTACATTACAACACTTAAACTAAAAACAGATTCTTTAAACAAAGCCCCTTTGTCCATAGCAAAAGAATCTTCATATAGAACATCGGTGCCACCAAAACTATCTAATCGTGTTTGGAAAGCCAGCAAGGAAGAAGCATATGTATACTGAGGTTTTTCAACCCTACATACACAGAGCTATTGTTTCCGCATCTAATGCGTCTACGGGTGAAATAAAGGTACGAATACCTTCAAAGTTTGGCCCAGAGTTGACATTAGATATATCATTTATAGGTAGAAAAAAAGTAGATGGCGTTTGGCCTGTACCAGCAATTGGCGATCAAGTAGTGGTTACTACTGATAACTCTGATTATACAAATGTCTTTATTCTTAACGTCAATCCCATAGTTTAGGTAACTTATGTCAATTATAAAACTTCCATTAAACATTGATTCATCTGGAAAACTTGCAAGAGTTGCAAAACTTGATGACATAGTTAAACAAAAAGTTTTAGATTACCTATCTACATCTATGTTTGAGCGACCAATGATGCCAACATACGGAGGAAATACTAATGTTCTTTTGTATGAAAACTTTGACCCATTAATTTTTGAAGAATATAAATTAGAAGCATTACAAGGGATGCAAAGAAACATCGCTGGTGCTCAAATAACAAACTTGATAATTAATGGACCAAACTCTCTACAAAATGATTCTACAATTAAAATTACTGTGGAATACCAAATACCAACCTTTGGCAAACGACAAGCAACCATTGATGTAGTTTTGCCAACTGACCTAACTGAGGATTCTGTATTATGACAACTTTTGACTACACTAACCGCGATTACATTTCAATTCGCAACGATTTATTGAATCGTGCTTCTGTAGTTTTACCTGAATGGACATCTCGTGATAATTCAGATTTTGGCATGTTGTTTGTTGACCTTGTGGCATACATGGGAGACATCCTTCATTATTACGTAGACCAAGCTGCTAGAGAATCATTTTTGGAAACCGCTACTCGTCGTTCTTCTTTGTTAGCGATTGCAAGCTTGTTGGACTACATCCCACACGGCAGAACGGCAGCACAAACATCAATAACTTTAAATGCAACAAATTCATTGGCTACGGATGCAGCACCAATATTGATTCCTGCTAACACTAAGTTCACTGCAAAACCTCTTGTAGAAACTGCTGATTCTGTAATCTTTACATCTAATCAAGCAATTGCTTTTAATGCAACTGGAGCTGCTATTACAGGGTATGTTACTTATGCCAAAACAACTCCTGCTTTGTTAAGCCTAACTGAAGGAGAATTCTTTACAGAAACGTTTACAAGTAACGGTCAAATTTCGCAAACGTATACAATCTCCAAAACTGGTGTAGTTAAAAGTTCTTTAGTTGTATCCGTTGCGGAAGGCGTTCTTGGGGCATCTGTTCCTTATTCACAAGTAGATAGATTGATTGAAAACACCAACTCTGACAAAGTTTATGTAGCAAGTATTGAAGCCGACGACAGTGTTGTTATTCAGTTTGGTAACGGTATTCACGGAAAAATACCAGCCACTAACGCTGTAGTTACTATTACTTATCGCAGAAGTCGTGGGTCGGCTGGAAATGTTGAGGCAAATGCTGTAACTGCTTTTTACTCATTGTCAAACGCATTTGGCCCAACTTATGACGGAATCGTAATTACGCCAAACACAACTCGTGCCTTTGGTGGTTCTGATTCAGAAAGTATTATTTCATTAAAGACAAATATTCCGGCATCGTTTAGGTCTCAAGATAGAGCTGTCTCTTTACAGGACTACGAAGAACTTACTTTGCGCGTTCCAGGAATTGTCAAAACAAAAGCAGAAATTGTTTCTGGAGCAACCGCAAAACAAGGAGTAATAACAAACAAATCTAAAACTGCGTCGGTGGCTACTCTAACAACAAGTGCCAATCATGGATTATCAACTGGTGAGTATGTTGGGGTGTTTAACGTTGACGATACTTTTGATGGAACTTATGTTGTTACAGGTACACCTACCACTACTTCGTTTACTTATGATCTTGTTTCAGCAAGTGTTGCATCAGCAAGTGTTGCGTCAACTGCAACATACAA